CAATTCGCATCCACGAATGTCGCCAGCGCCATCCGCGTGCTGAACCAAAAGGACGAGAACAAAATCGTTTCCACGGTTGACATCTTTGAGGGCGACTTCGGCACACTCGAGCTCATCCCATCGTTGTTCCTCGCAAAGGACGCAACCGTGAATCCAGCCGCTGTGCAGAACGGACGCGGCTATGTGCTCGACATGGACATGGTCGAGCTGCGCTACAACCGCAAGCCACGCTACCAAGAGCTAGAAGACCGTGGCGGTGGATCACGCGGCATCGTGGACGCCATCTGCGCCCTCTGCGTGAAGAGCCCACTCGCACTCGGTAAGTTCGCTCCGACTGCTTAAATAAAAACCTCCCCCGCATAGGTGGTGGGGCGCTCTCTCCCCCTAGACATACGAGCGCCCCACCAAATTGCGGCCAATTTTTTTAAATGTCCGATCTCGCTGTAGAACTCGAATCTGATCTGGGAGACCTTGCCCCATTGATTACGGAAGAACTCCGCACCGGTTGGCACGCCAGCATGGTCACCGCCGAGATGCGCCAGCAGCGGATCAAGGCCGCCAGCGACAGGCTCGAGGCGGCGAGAGGCACCGTGGATGGCATCGGCCAGCACACGATGAGCGTCGATTTCGATTCCTACATCTACTGGAACAACCTTCTCCCTGGTTGCTGGAAGGACAAAGGATTCCGCGAGGAATTCAAGAAGAGCAACCCCCACACCGTCGTCACCACCACCGCCAAGCCGACCATCGTCGTACAATGAAATCCTCCGCCATTTCAGAACTCATCGGCCTCGTCGAGCAAGCGGAGACAGACGCAGCTTCCTACTGGACGCGCAAGAATCTCAACTACAACCAGAGGTTCTGCCTCTGGGCGGGGCAAGACGAGACCGGCCGCAAGTACTCGGCAAATCTCGGCAAGCAAGCATTCCCGTGGGACGGCGCCTCCGACGCCAAGATCCGCTTGAGCGACATGATCGTCAACGAGCGTGTCCGCCTGATGAAAAACTCCTTCGGTCGAGCCCGTCTCGCCGTCATGCCGACCGAGACCACCGACATCATGGCCGGCCGCAAGGTCGAGACCGTCATCCAGTGGATATTGAATTCTCACTGCGCCGCCATGACCAAGCGCGAGATCGAGCTCGCCGCGAATATCCGCGAGACCTACGGCCTCGCCGTCATGGGCGTCTTCTGGCGCCGTAGCACTCGCAACGAGAAGATCACTTTCACCCTCGAGTCCCTCCAGATGCAGTACATGGAGACCGGCGACCCACAGCTCGCCCTCATCATCGAGGCCATCTTGGACCCAACGCAGGAAGAGGCCGTCGCCCGCGAGATGGATGCCTTGCTGCCAGGGCAGGGGACTACTTCCAATGTCCGCAAGCTCCGCGAGACCGGAGCCTTTGAATACGACTCGCCCTACATCTTCGAGAACCTCCCCGACTGGCAAGCCTACGAGCCCTGGGAGGACATCATTTTTCCACCATCCACCTACGACCTCCAGCGGGCGCCATTCATCGCCTGCCGCGAGTTATTGCGCGAGGACGAGCTCCGCGAGCGCGAGATCACCGAAGACTACGACCCCCGCTGGATCGAGGAGGCCGTCAAGCACACCGGCGTCAACCGACGCAACGCTCGGAACATGTACCGCGTCACCGACTCCCTCCTGCTCTCCGACGAGCGGGATATGATCGAGGTCTGGCGCGTTTACCAGAAGAAATGGAACGAGCAGATCGGCGCTATGGAGGTCTGGTGCACCCACATCCAGCCGAGCGTCGTGGACCGTGTCGCCAAATCAGAGGCCATGGGCTACGAGCACGGCCACTACCCCTTTGTTGAGTTGCCGCTCGAGCGCACCTCTCGCCCTCTCATCGAGTCCCGAGGCGTGCCAGAGCTCGTCGCCACTCAGCAGAGCGAGATCAAGGTCCAGCGCGATTACCGCAGCGACCGCGCCTCGCTCACTATTCTGCCCCCGCTCAAAGTCCCCGCCAATCGCGGGAAGATGGACATCGTCCTCGGGCCGGCAAAACAACTCCCCGAGCGCCGACCAGGCGAATTCCAATGGATGGCCCCACCTGCAAATGACATGGGCACGATTGAGATCGAGGCGGCGACTCGGCGAGACGTTGACGAGTATTTCGGCATCCCCCGTGCCGACATGGCACCCCAGCGGGCGCTCCTCGCCCAGCAGGATCTCGTTGATACTTGGCTCGCCGACATGGCACTCATCCTTGGCCAGACCTTCCAGCTGTGTCAGCAGTACCTCGACGATATCCAGTTCGTCCGCGTCGCCGGCGGCCTGCCCACCCCATTCCGCGCAAGCCGCCAGGATATCCAGGGTAAGTACGATTTGCGCCTCGACTTCGACGCCCGCACCCTCGACTCCGAGGCTCTGAAGATCAAAATGCAAGGGCTCACCCAGCTCATCCCTCTCGATACGGAAGGCGTCATCGACCGCGCAGGTCTTGTCAAATTCCTCTTCGGATCCATCGATCCGAATCTCGCCGGCCTGCTTGTCCGCGATGCGGATGCCGCCAGCCAGCAGGAGATGGACGACGAGCAGGTGCAGTTTACGAAGATTGCCGCCGGCGCCGAGCCACCGCTCAAGAGCGAGGGCCAAAATTTCCAACTCCGTTTGCAGACTCTGCAAAACATCATCCAGAGCAATCCGGCTATCCAGCAGCGCCTCCAGCAGGATCAAATCTTCGCCGCCATGCTCACCGCCCGCATGGAGTCTTTCTCCTTCCAGTTACAGCAACAACAGAACGCCCAGATCGGCCGCGTCGGCGCCCAGCCTGGACTCCAAAAGGTCGCCGAGCAAATGCAGCAACAATCCCCGCAACAATGAGGACGACTACCTACAAATCCATTCGCGATGGGGTGATCTCCCGCATGGGCATTGATCCCGCGCAGACGCTCATGGATTCGCAGGCGACGGCTCTGGCGGAGTATTTGACTACCGCTGCCGCGACATCGTGGACGTTCTTCGATTGGCCGGAAATTTATCTCACCGAGGAACGCACGCCGAATGGCTCGGCGTGGTTTGCGACCGGCTATGTTTACCTATCGGAAGTGGTCGGCACCGTTGCCTTTTTTGGCCGTGCTCCGGCTAACTCGGAGACGACCGACTTGCTGTGGCGTGTGAAGAAGATCACGACAAATAACAACGGCGATGTGCTCTCGGTCGAGACGGCGGTGAATGTCGCGTGGGATTCCCGTGCCTCGGCGACCTATGCGGTTTCCACAAATAACGACGCCGAGATTCCCTACATCCTGTTTGACCAAGATAACTTCTCTCCCATCGGCGAGATCATGGCTATATGGGACGCTGACCCGACGAGCGGATATGCCCGCAAGGTGCGGTATCTGCTCAACGAGGACCGTGTGCTGCTCATCGACGCGACGAGCGAGACGGGCAATGTGTGGGTGCAGTTCCTTCTTCCGCAGCCGCGCTTCACGACGGACGAGTACTCTGCCGGTGCCGCTTACTCTGCCGGAGATGTCGTGTATTACAACACGACCGGCGATTGCTATGTCGCCCGCAAAGCCACGACCGGCAACCTTCCGAGCGATTCGGAATACTGGCGCCGCTACCGCGTGCCTTCGTTCCTTTCCGACTATCTGAAATTCTACGCCCTCGCGGAGACACTTTCGGAGGACGGCCAGACGGACAAGGCTAACTTCCAGTTCGCCCGTGCTGAGGGCATCTTACAGCAACGCATGGACGACGCCTGGCTGCGCAAGGGCGAGGTGCGCACTTGGACTGCTCGCTTCAACTAACCCCCCACTTGACACCCTCCTCCATAATAAAAAATAGATATGAGTAATCCCACCATTCAGATCGCCGCCCGCAGTTCCGCTGGCATAGTGCAACCCGTGCAAGCCACGCCAGATGGGGCTCTGCGAGTCACCACAGGCTTTGCGCTACCACTCTACGACAAATTCCAAATCTTCAAAGTCGGAGCTACTAACAACACCGACTATACGGAATACAGCTTTAGCGGCACCGCCGTCGCCCGCATTCGGATGACGTATTTCGGTGGCGTTCCCGCGACCGACAACGCGCAGCTACAAACCTCCT